TGCATACCACGAACAATATCTGCAAATGAGTCAGGGTCACGATATGTTTCAGTTTTGTTGATCTGCTCTGCAGTTGCAACGGCTGAATCATGTCCTGCGACAATGACACCAAAGTTAGAGGCGTTAACACCACCAACTGTTGAAGAACCTGTACCAAGTGATGGTAGGTTGTTTGAAGTGTAAACACGGAAACCATGAAGGTTACTTACCGCCAAACCATTCTGCAAACCAGAACCACCGAAGTCAGCATTCAACAGGCGTGAATCTTCGTCTTTCAAGACTTCCATGAATACTGGGTCCACAACGATCCAACGACCTTGTGTATCAACATTCTGTTGGTCCATCAAACGAGACATACGTGCAAGAATCTGCAATGGGAATGCATTACCTGCAGTACCCGATTTTGCAGCGGTAGCACCACCTGCACGAGGCTCAATACCAATAGAGTTATTGGCTGCACCTGCAGTTCCTGATGTGTTTGTGAAGTCGGATGCGTCTAGTGACATAGATGCCAATAGTTCTGCACCAACCAAGTTAGCACCATCAGAAGCGGTACTAATAGCTTTTGTACCATTTACAGATGTATTAACTGCGCTTGCATTTGCATGAAGTGCAGCTTGAGAAAAACCAGACAGATAGCCAAGAACTTCTTGGTCCATTTGGTCAGCCAAACGATATGCAGCACGATCACTTGCAAGACTTTGGAAATTGACGTGGCTATGAGCCTCCTCAATATCATCCACTTTAAAAGCAAAATAGTTAGCTTTATCAATGGTTAACGAGAAATCTTCGTCGTCTAAGTCTTGTGGTGTGATTTGTGTACCACGGTCGTATTGTTTTACAGTGATCTCAGGTTCTTTAATAATTTTAACTGAGTCACCCATGTTAGCAATCTCTCCGAAATAATCAGAGTTTGTGACTGCCTCAACAACAGATGCCTTGCGGAATGCAAGTTGCACCTGTTTGGAATAGATTACGGGCGAGAAATTGCCATTGGGCAGGTTGCCGTAACCTGATGCTGTTGAAAATGCCATAACATTTATCTCCTTTAGCATAACAGATGCTAAACACACAGATACTTATATAGGAGGCTAATCGTTTATGGGTGCATATGATTTAAAAATCACAATGATCAGTCATGATCTTTATGTCATATGGGCCATACGTATTAGGTAATCCGTAAGGACTGTTGTTTGCGTGGGGAATATAAGTAGTACAGGTGTCCATATCTGGGGCCGTACTACTTATTGTACATATAGTTATAACATATATAACTACATTGTCAATACTTTTTACCTAGCAGAACCAGATAAATCGTAAATAAAGTTACCAGCACGAATAGATTCCATAATTACATCTGCATTACGTTCATATTCTTGTGGTGACATTTTTTGTACCTCAGACTCTCTTATGGCATTTCCCGTGCCATCTGTTTGAGGTTTACTGCGTTGGTTCCGTGTACCCACAGAACGTGCAGCATCTTTTGATGTAGCTTTAGTTTTCTTAATGCCACGATCACCTTTATAAAGATCAATTGCACGAGCAGCTGAACGTGCGTCATTGTCATTTTCATACAATGCATCTTGTACCCATTTAGGTTGCTCGTCTGCCCACTCATGAAAATCATCACTATCACGAATGTCATTAAAGTCTGGGTGCAAGCGAAGGAGTTCTGCTTCAGCTTTTTCACGTGCTGCAGTTTCCCGCATTTCATCTACAACTTTTACACGATTTTCTAATTCTGCAGATTGTTCTTTTGCTTTTTTAATTGCAATTGTTTCAACAATAGCAGCTACATCTGGGTATCGTTTTGCCCAAGCTTCAATATCATCATCCGACTTAGGGAGTTTGATTTCTTGTTTAGTTGCTTGGTTAAGTTGTTGCTCTAGTGCACTAACACGATCTTCATATTCTTTTTCTTTTTGCTGTTGGTGTCTACGTAGATCACCATAACGTTTCTTAAAGCTACGTTCTTCAGCATTTGTTGGTTCAGCTTCTTGTGGTTCTTTATCCGCTTCTGCTTTACCTGTGTGTTCAGCTATTAACTGTTCAAGTTCTTCTTCTTCTTTTTGCAAACGTTCTTCGTTTGTGTATTTACGATTTGCGAATGCTACTTTTTTTTGAGGCTGCATTTCTTCAGCCATAACTGTATCTGACATTTAGTCTTCCTTACTGGGGCCACCGTAGCCTTGTTGGAGGGGGATGGGTAGGCCAGTCAAATTGTGGATTATTTCTTTTTCTTTTTACGCCTTGTAAATAATCCACCTTTAGCACCTGCTGCTGCAGATGTGACGTAATCTTGCATTGTTTGTTGTTCTTCTGCTGTACCACCTGTTGTAGTTACTCCCGTAACATTTCCACTTTCATCTTTTTGGACAGAGGTAGTAACGTTTTGTGATGCTTGTTGTGCTGCTGTTGCATTGTCACCTAGACTTGCAAAACTTGGAGGACCATCATCACCGCCACCACCCTGTACAGGCGCAGTAGTAGTAGGTGTAGTAGTAGGCGTACCTGAACCTTGTACAATTGTATCTACATTATCCATAGCTTTTTCAAGATAAGATTTAATAGCTTGGCTTGACGCATCCTCACCAAAACCAGACAATGAGGACATAGCCGTAGCCCTACTTTCATCGTAACTCAAATCCGCTATACTTTTACGAAGATCATCTACGGCAGTTGTGACAGTAGCAGGTGCATTAGCAGCTATTGTAGCTCTAGCTTTATCTTGCATTAAAGAAGTACGTATAGGTAACGTGTCTGGTTCAGTTAACGAGGGTACAGTAGGTTCTTCTGGCATAGCTATATTTGGTGGGTTATCTGTAATATTTTCACGAAACTCCATGTTGCGGTTATAATAATCAACCGCATTGTCTCCGTTGTCTTTGTTTAGCAATTCTCCGCCGTCAAGTTTTATTAAATCGCTTTGTATTTCACGCACACGGGGAAGTTCCGGTGCAGTAGGTCCGTCAGTAGCTTCTAAATCATCCGCACTATACCAAGAACTAATATCATACGTGCCGTCTTCTTTTAATGTAGAACCTGCAATTGCTGCTTCATCTGCAGTTGCTAATGCGTCTGCAAGAGCATCTGGGTCTTGAGCGCCACCCGCAGTTTTATCTACAATATCAATTTTTTTGTCTGTGGCGGCATCTGGTTCATTTGAATCTGAACTTGCGTTTACTACTGTATTAACTTTTGCTTTTTTCTTTTCTTCTTCGCCTAAGCCCAGTGCATCAGATACAGTATCTATAATTCCACCAACTACTTTAGACAGTATACCTTTACCCTCGTCTGTTGTCAAACGGGTTTTTAGATCACGTAAAGCTTTAACTTGCCCTGCAATAGGGGTCTTTTGCGCTTGAGCAATTTTTTCGTCCAGCATTGATATAATTTGCTGTTTTTGTTTTTTATTGGCAAGTACAACAGCCCCACCTATTAAAGGATTAATAGCAGCAGCAATACCTGCAACCACATTACCAACAGTACCTGCTCTTTCCGCTTCTTTAATCCATGTATCTAAAGCTTTACCATCTGTGGCAGATGTGTCCATACCAAAACCCCCAGCTTTCTGGAACTCAGATTGTGGAGGCGGGGGTGTTGGATCACTGTCATCACTTACCGGAATAGCTTGTTCTGTTTCTGTTTCTACTGGTGCTTGCCCTGCGGGAGAGTATCCTGTAGGAATTGGATAAACTGGTTCCCCATTAAGAAATGGAATAAATAAACTATCGCCCCCTGCATTTTTATACTCACGTACATCTTGATTTGATGGATCAAACATAGGAGTTACAAACGTGCCTTGGTTAGCGTGAATAACACCACCCTGTGCTTTCTCTTGTGGTTCTTCCTCACCGTCAACAATAATTAAATCCATTACACCAAACGGCATATCGTCAGGTATTACAGCTTCATCACCATTACCCATCTGACCCATAGCATCCATTTGCTTTAAGCCTTGCTTGGCGTCTTGTCTTATGCGCATTAAGTTTTCTAAACCAATATAACGAACTACATCCGCTGGAAAAACAAACTCACCCTCACTTAGCATAGCAGGAATATCATCTCGTACTTCTTTACGAGTACTACCTACTGGTACATCATTACCAGATACCTCATCTACCATGCCACCTTCATCACGAAGGCCACCATCTTCAAAGAGTTCCATTTGTTTTTCGTACATAACGAGTTCCTTATTGAGCTTTTAGTACTTCGTCACGCAATAGTTTAAGTCTACGTAACTGATATATTGCGCCTTGTGATCTATACACTGCAACAGATTCATTAGTTTGCTCCATAGTGCGGTGTTGTTGGTCTATTAAAGTATCTAAATATTCTTCAAACTTAGACCATTGGGCTTGGTTGCTGACCATTGCCTTGAGCTTGTTGAGGTGCTCCTTGTCCTTCTGCATTACCACTAAATCCTTGTTCTCCCGGTACTGGTGCTTGGCCTACGCCAATGTTACCACCACCTGCTCCTGATGTGTCCATTGGGTTTGCTCCTGCTGGAGGAGGTCCACCTTCTGGTGCTGGCTGCTGTGCTTGCATACCTTTCATGATTTCAGCTTGCAATGCAGCTTCATCCATGTTGTTGGTTACTTTGTCAGGGTCAAGTTCAAGAGACTTTGCAATCTCACGAATAATGTATTGAAACTTAGCAAAGGGTGCAAGTGCAGGGTTGGAGGATACTTGCAAGAACTGCATCAAACGTTGGCTACGTACTTCATTAGCCATAAGGGATTCAGTACCACGTGCTTTAACTTCTAAATCACCACGCATTTCTGGATCAAAGTTAAACTGCATATTAAAGCGGAATAAACCTTCTCCCATTGGGCGCAGTAAATAGTCATCAATATTTTTAATTACATTTTTAATGCCGCCACTAGCTGCACCCATCAACATACTAATACCACTAGCTGTGCGGCCTACACCAGACACACCAGTTTGACCGTGTGCAAAGGATGGGAAACCTGTTGATTCATCTGCAAGTACACGTGCTTTATCAAACAATTGTAAATTTTCACCAGCAACGTTAGGGAACTTAGTACCAAAGATAGCTTGACCCGGTGCGCCACCTTGTCTGCGGAACACCTTACCGGGATACACAGATAAATCTTGACCGGGTACTAGATTAGTTTCGTCTACTTCAATAAGAAGATTGCCCGATAATACAGCATTATCTACAGCCATACGCATGAAACCATTCATAAGTGTTTGAGTATCATCCATATTTTCAGCAATGCCTACACCAAAAAATGAGTATGGGTTCAGTTCGTAGGGTACAGCATGATAA